AGCTTCGACGTAACGCGCAGCCTCGTCGACTGCCGCTTGACGTTCTTCTGGCGTCAGAGACAGCCAGACGCGGAAAGCCTCAGGCTCGCTATCGGATATCGCTGTAGGCCACCCATGGAAACCACGCTTGAACGAACGCTCGACAGATTTCCGGTTTTCCCCTCCATCGTCCTCGCTCTCGCGCTCTCTCTCAGATCTACAATCAGTTTTTTCTAGATTATCAGTTATTACTAGGGGGGGATTTACCGTCGCCGGTTTTTCCGTTGACGGATTTACCGTCGACGGATTTTCAGTCTGCGGTAAAGATGCAACACTTTCAGTAGCTTCAGCAGGAAATGGTTCATCATAGATGACAAGCGACAGCGCGCTAAAGCGTCCGCCATCACGTACCTGCTCTTTCTGGGCATAACCAAGCTCGACCAACTCGGCAATCATACGGCGCGCCTTGTCGCGCCCGCAGTTTCCCTTGTTGATGATGTCGCGCAGCACCACCGTCCAGTTGTCCGGCTTCGACAGAAGGTAACCAAGAAGCCAACGCGCCTCCATGGAGAGGCGCGTTTCTTCAAACACGTGATTTGGGATCGCCGCATAGCGCGCATTGCGCACGCCACGGCGGATTGTCGGTTCTTCCCTCATTGCCCCGTCTTTCTCCATGCCTCGAAGGATGCGCGCAGCGATCGCCAACGATCCGCCGCTGCATCGTCCTTGTTCAGTTCGCTTCGTGATGTGATGCCGAGGATGGTGCGCAGTTTCTGCGCGGCCCTTTCGGCAGTAAGTGGCCGCTCAAGCCCGAGATTTTCTTCGAGAAAAACCTTGAACGCCGCGTCATCGCACTTCATCGCAGCTTCCGCCGCGAAGTCCTTGCGTTTGCTGTGGTTTTGCTGACGCGGCGCGTCCTTCCGAGCCTTTGCTATCGCCCGGTCGACAAGTCGCAGCAGAAAGGCCACCATTTCCGGCGCACCGACAACAAAGTCGATTTCTTCCGGCAGCGCGCCGGGATGAAAGCGGGCGATCTCATTGAGTTCGCCCACGGAAGTTCTCGCCTCGACAAACTGGCCGTGATCATCAGCGGACCGGTACCATTTTTGCCCCGACAGCCCGGCAAGCTTGTTTCGGATCCGATGCAGCTCCATCGCTTCGGGGTTCATATCTCGCCCCTCCATTCGATGATCTCTAAGCTGCAGTTAAGCGCCAGCTGTCGCTCCGCGAGTGCGCCTTTGGAACGCTCCCAGCCCGGCAGCAAAACGATGGTGTCAGCTTCCAAACAAATGAAGATGCAATAGGACGCAAACGCCCGCCTGATCGGAAATTCTTCCGGTGGGCCGTCGTGTGGAAACTCTGCCGGATTGTAGACACGATGCCCGGATGCTCGCAGTTGCGCCGTGACGCGGTGAAAAGCCGGATAGTTATAGTCTGGCAAGCCCGTCATCGGTCCCGAAAGATAAATGTTGCGCTTGCGGGCAGGCACGGCGGCGTCGGTCACTGCTCCGCCCTCCCCGCAGCTTCATACCCCCAGGCATCCCAGCCGGGACGCGGCGAACGACAGAACAGTTCAAGCTTTGGAACATCGGGATAAAGCCGCTCGATCTGCTCGGCGAACCATGCTGGCTTTGCCGAATGCTTGCCCTTGCGCTCGCGGTGCACGGTTTCAGGCTGCGTTCCCCTGAGAGGCGCAGCAGGAGAACCGCGCTTGCCGATCAGCAGCAGTTCATGCCGGTCGCGGCCCCAATACCCAGTTCCTGCTACTTCCTTGTCCCATATCCAGTGATGGACATAGGTAAAGCCCCACGCTTGCATGACGCGGAAAGCGTCCGGCAGCATGGGGTTTGTAGCCCAGAGGAACAGAATTGCATTCTTGGTGACTGGATAATTGAGCTTGGCAAAGAGGCTGCAAATTTCTCCCGTGTCCATAGTCGGATAATGGTTTTCTGCGCTCTTTTCCCGGCCTGTTTCTTCCGAGTAAACCCCGAACCGCCATGGCGGATCCGCGTAGATGATCGGAAAGAGACGCTCGACCTTTCCGGGGGCCGTTTCCCGCCCCTTTTCGGCAACCAGTGCCATAGTCGTTAGCCGTACCGCATGGCGAACCTTTTGCTGCTCGGCCCGAATTTTCTTGGCTTCAGCAACAATCGCTTTCTTTTCCTCGCGGACAACCCGCGCTTGCTCGGCATGCTGCAGTTCGGACAAAGCTTCACCTGCATGTACCGACACTTTGCCGGCACGGATCGCGTCGATCAGCTCCGGCGCACCATGTTCGCGGATGCGCTTGGCTGACTTCACCGACATTTCCGAAATGGAGAGCTTTTCAGCGGCGCGTCGGGTAGACAAATTTGTCGACCCGGCAGTTGTTTGATTGATACCTCGCTCCCAATCAACAATCATTGCCGCCGCGAGGGCGCGCTGACTCTCGCTAAGGTGCCTTCGGTGCAGGTTCTTCGACAGCACGAAGCTGAGAGGATCAGCGCCGGTAAACTCGGCATAGACCGGATCGACACCAGCCAGACCGCACGCGGCCTGCCGGTTACGACCGTCCAGAACCCTGCCCTCCAGCAGAAGGATAGGCTCGACCTGACCGTTTGCCGCGATGTCAGCAGCGAGAACCTTCAAATCGGCTTCCGCGATCATCGGAAATATGTCGGCGAGCGGATGCGACGGATATGTCATGCCGCAACCCCGCGTTTCCGCGATTTCGCCGAAGCGGTCGCCGCCTTGGCCCGACGCCCTTCCAGCAGAAGAACGGCGCGTTCCAGTGTCGCCGCGCCGACGCCATCGGCCAGCGCCGTGGCAAAGCGAACATGCAAATCGAGTTCCCGATCCGAAACCGGGTTGCCTTGCTCCTGACCAACGCGGGCTGCAAAGGCCGCATCAAAAAGCATCTGCGCGAAGGCTGATGGCTTGTAGCCTTTGCTTTCTGCCATTGCGGTTAGGCTTCCATAAGCCTTGGCATTCAGGCGAACCGCAACCTTAAAACTTGACGGATTCATATGAGCGAACCTCCGCGAGATAGATGACGACGAAAAATGGAGAAGCCGCCCCGAGGACACAGAGGGTCGCCAGAAGAGCTGCGAAGAAGAGGTCGTGTTTGCGGATGAAACTGATCATCGGCCAGCCTCACGACATGCCAAGCGCGTCCATGTAGAGCTGCAGCATCGCCTGCTCTTCCTGACGCTCGTGATCTTCTTTCTTACGAAGGCGGATGATTGCCCGGACGGTTTTCGCGTCGAAACCTGAACCTTTCAGCTCGGCATAGACGCCCTTGATATCGTCGGCGATTTCCGACTTTTCCCCTTCCAGCCGCTCGATACGCTCAATGAAGGCGCGAAGCTGCCCGACGGCGATTGTCTGGACTTCCGAGGTGAAATTTTCGCCCGCCGTCGGAAGGGCTTCGGGCGCGTCCGGCTCGTCAGCCTCAATATCCACGGCCTTGGTACGCCTTTTCCCAGACTTCACCGGCTTGGCGTTCCACGGATCATATCCCTCCTGAGCCTCAGCCATGACGAACCACCTTGCCGGCACGAAGGCGCGAGCCACCTTCGACGGTGGCCCGCGCTATCGCATCGGCTTTTTCAGGATATCGATTGAGGATGCGGCGCGAGCGGTCGCAACCATAACGACCGACTGACTGGCGCCAGCACATAACGCCGACATCACCATAAACGATCAGGAATTTCAGGCGGCGACCAGAGATCATGAATTGACCTCCAATGCCTTTTCCAAACCTTCTAATTCGCGGATGGCCTCCCGAATTTCCTTGAGGACATTTTTGCGATCAGCGGCGTCGATCCAGCCATCAGCACGGGCATCAATGACGGCCTGGACAACATCCATCGTTTCCTTGAGGGCGCGATAGCCATCGGCCTCGGTCACCGCCTGATATTCGGACTTATCGCAACCTGTTCGCAGCGGTATTAGGCTGTAGCCAAGCAACGCGGCCATTTCCTTGACAATGACCGGGGACTTTGCAGCACGGTCAATCTCGATCGCCACGTCGATAGGCACAAAGCTATCGGCATTGTCGTCGCCGAACGATGCATACTTCGAAAGCTGTGAAGTTGAGACGCGGGTAAAGTCCAGAATGCGGGAAATGCCGCCAGACAACACATATGCACCGTCGGTTGCAGCCTTAAGAGTCCGTCGTTCCGGCTCGGAAATAGTGCGCAAGAGAACCTCCCTGAAACGTCAAGGAAAAATTTCGGTCAAAGGATTCGGTGAATTTCGCCAGCCCTACCGATAGGAGTGTCTGGTCAAGTCAAACAGGTGGCCCGCAGGCCGGAGAACAACGACATGATTTCATCGCAAGCCCTCCGAAATTGCAGCCGGGGCGCATCTGGCGTCTCTCAAACCGTGCGCCCCGGCGCTTCCGTCCGACTGGGAGGAGGAATCGGACGAATGGAAACTGATTGCAGGGACCGGAATCGAACCGGCGACCTCCGGGGTATGAACCCGGTGAGCTACCTCTGCTCTACCCTGCTCAGAAATGGCTGGAGCGCCACTGGGGTTAGCGGGGGGCGACAACGCTCCAGCCTCACCCGCAGAGGAACCGACGGGCGAAGATTGCGGCTTTCCAAATACGTCAGGTCGCAGAAGGTGGCGGGAAATACCCGTCAAACGCTCCACATCAAGAACCCTCTCAGGCGGCACAACGAACCACTGGTTCACCGCCTGCGGAGTGATGCAAAGCGATCGCGCCAAGGAACTGGCACCCTTTGCCCGATCTTTAGCGGCCTCAAGGGCCATATGCATTTCGTCTCTGTCAGCCATGCGCTGTTTTAAAGCATAGCTTTCATTCTAATGCAAGGGATACTTAAATGGACGAAATTATCCACATTGAGTCACATCCCATTATGGATGAGACACAACTATCGCAAAAAATTGGCTTGGCCCTTCGCACCGCACGAAAACAGCGCGGGCTTGTTATGCGCGACATTGCGAAAGCCGCTGGCGTCAGCACTGGCGCAGTCGGCAACTGGGAACGCGGCGCGAACGTCATGTCGATGGAGAATCTTCAAGCAGTTGCTGCCTTCCTCGACATTGACCCCATAGCATTAAGCAAGGGTAGCGTTCGCTACCTGTCCAATCAGAGCGATGTGTCGGACGCGGAAATCGTATCCGACATGGCGCACATTGATACCGGCCCACTCGATGTGGAGATACTGGGCGTTGCCGTAGGCGGCGACGATGGAGACTTCACCTTAAACGGAGAAGTCGCAGGGTACGCTCGCCGACCGGCTGGCATCGCCCATTTAAGAAAAGTGTTTGCACTTCATGTACTTAGCGACAGCATGGAGCCGCGATATGAGCCGGGAGAACTGTTATACTGCGGCGGACGCGACGCTGTGGCGGGCGATGATGTGGTAATAGAGACCTTTCCCGCAGAAGGCGAAACCGTAGGAAAAGCCTATATTAAGCGCTTGGTTAAGCGGTCGAAAACTGAAATTATTTGCAAGCAATACAACCCTGCCAAGGAATTGGTTTTCGACCCCTATGCCATCAAGAACATGTGGCGAGTGATACCTACGCGCGAGCTTCTCGGCTATTGATCATGTACGCATCAGCATAGATTCGAGCATTCGAAGACACGAACCTCGGACTCAGACTGATGTTTCTCCCAGGCATCCCCTCGTCCCTGCAACCAGTGCAAAACAGCTTCAGACCGAGCTGCCGAATGGTTGTCTGGGGCGTTACTTTGGCCCGCGACCGATACAGATCATGGGGTTTAAGCCAGCGGATCCGCCCGCAATCAGCGCATTCAATCTCAATTACCGACGTAGACCCAACAGTTGGCTCCTGCACACAAGACATTCCACAAACCACCCTGTTCTAATTTTGTTCTCACTATTGATTCTTTTTTTCGCATTGTCGAATCGATTCTCGCTTTAACGTTTTTAAAGTATTGCTTGCATTTTCTTTAAAGCAGTGCTTTCTTTCATCGCGCAATCTGGCTCCTCAGACAGAAACGGATGGAAGAAGATGATTCAATATCAACCCAAAACACAATCACCCGTAACTCGCACCTGCATCAGCAGCGTCGAAAGCCGCCTCGCCGACAAGATGCGCGAAATGGCGTTCGCAGGCGAAAACGTCACGCCAGAAACGCTGGAGAGCCACGGATTTTCCCGCGATGTGGTCGCAAAACTCGGCCAGCGCGCCGCAGCCCTCGCCCGCCGTCGCTCAATCAAGCGGATCGACAGTCATGCATGAAGAAATCCGATTCCGGACGGAAGCGGGTTTTTCCTATCCCGCAGACTATCAGATTGAAGATCGCGAGACGAAATTCCGGCTTGCGCTCGCAATTTTCGGCTTCAGCTGCGCAATCGCCGTTGTTCTCGGCCTCTGGATCGCGGGGCTGGTATGAACGTTCACGCGCCCCAGTTCGGACAACCAATCATCATCGATTCATTCGCAGGCGGCGGCGGTGCCAGTACCGGCATTGAAATGGCTCTGGGACGCTCGCCTGATATCGCAATCAATCACAACGCTGCCGCACTGGCTCTGCATGAGGCAAACCATCCGCAGACGCTCCACCTGTCCGAAAACGTCTACAAGATTGATCCGCTGGATTATCTGCGGCGTTCCCACGTCGGGCTTGCGTGGTTTTCGCCTGACTGCAAGCATTTTTCAAAAGCAAAGGGTGGCAAGCCGGTCGAACGTAACATTCGCGACCTGGCATGGATCATTCCGGGCTGGATCGAACGCATCCAGCGCAGCGGCGGCAAGGTCGATGTTGTCATTCTGGAGAACGTCGAAGAATTTCAAGACTACGGCCCTCTGATCGAGACCCCGCGCGGTCTGATGCCAGACCCGGATCGTAAAGGCGAGTATTTCCGCAAATGGTGCCGGAAAATTCGAGCACTTGGCGGAAAAA